CTTTAAAATTTGGCTGTTTAAATACCATATACAATCCTGGATTAACTCTTGCACCCGTTTGTGAAGACTGAATATCATTCAGGACCATACCTCTTTCTATAGCTCTAGTTGGATCTATACTTGCTATATCTCCTAAAACAGACCGCTGTTCCCAATTTAATACACTCAGATCAATTAATCTTGATGGTATTGGTAGTATAATACCTGGTTGATCTATTGTAATAGCTATATTAGTTCCACTTGAACTAAAAAGGTTTTTAAGATTTTCTTCAAGAGAAGAACTAATATTTGGAGTTAAAGATGAAAGAAGATTAGAAAGATTGTTAAAAGAAGAAGTTATGTTACCTGTTCCTAAATTAACATTAGGTGTTGCTTGTCCTGTGTTATACTTCACAAACTGAAATGCCATGTAAAAATTTCTTCCAGACTGAACTAAATCTCTTGGAAAAACAGTTCCCTCTGCAACAGCTGGTTTTGGTTTTGTAGGAACATTGTTTGGTAAAGATCCTTCGTAAAATAATGGCATATTATTCCTATTTTATTTTTATAAATACTTTTATTTATTTATATACAAAATGAGCAAGTATAAAGGTTTTTTTAAACCAAAAAATCCAGATAAGTATATGGGAAATCCAACTAACATTATTTATCGTTCAAGTTGGGAATTGAAATTAATGATAAGACTTGATGAAGACCCAAGTATAATATCTTGGGGTTCTGAAGAAATAGTCATACCATATCGTTCACCTATAGATAATAGAATACATCGTTATTTTGTTGATTTTATAGTAAATAAGATAAATAGAAATGGTAAGAAAGAAACGGTGTTAATAGAAGTGAAACCAGCAAATCAAACTAGACCACCAAAGAAAAAAGAAAAGATTACCAAAAGATATTTATCTGAGGTAAAAAATTGGGGTGTAAATGAAGCAAAGTGGAAAGCAGCTAAAGAATTCTGTGAAGATAGAAAATGGACCTTTCACATATTCACAGAAAAAGAGTTAGGAATTAAATAATGAACTTTTTCGATATACTAAAAAAATCAGCAAAAAAATTATCACAAAGTGAATATTTTAATTTTTTAAAGAATATATTTTCACAAAAAGGAACAAATGCTTTTTCTCCTGGAAAACTTTATGCCTTTTCTTACAATGACCCAAAAACTAGAGATAGATTAGACCATTGGGATACAACACCAATTATATTATTTTTAGGTCCAGCAAAAAATGGTTTTTATGGTTTGAACTTTCATTATCTTAGTCCAGGAGAAAGAGCTGCATTTTTAAATGAACTTCAAGACAACGAATCTCAAAATGTAAAAATAAATGTAAATGCTATACAGAATTTAACAAAAAGTCCTATGTTTAAAAGATCAATTAAACATTACATAAGTTTTAGAGCTAAAGGTATTAGAGAAATACCCCCAGGTAAAGATTTTGAAAATTGGATAAATATTTTACAGATGTCAACAGGAAACTTTACTAGTGATAGAAGAAGACTGGGTTCAAATTGGACACCATACTAAGGAAAAATAAATGCCTTTTAATATAAACGATTTTAGTTCACATATAAAACAAAGTGGATATTTAAAAAGAAACAATTATGATTTAATTGTATCACCACCACCAAATTTATTAGGTTTTATTATTGGAGGCAATGAAGAAATAATATCTACTGATGTAACAAGAATGATGACATTTAGGGTTAATAATGTAAGAACACCACAAGTTTCTCTAAACACAACAAATATTAGAAGATATGGTGTTGGACCAGTGCAAAAATATGCATACACATCTCAGTTTAATGAAATTATTTTTACTATTACTTGTGACGAAAAAGGAACTATTTGGCATTTTTGGCATAATTGGTTAAGATCAGTCTTTGATTCTACTGGTGGTTCTGACCAACTAACTGGAAATTTTAACACATTTCCAACATACTATTCTAGATTTAGAGACGAGTATTCTTCTACAGTACAGTTAAATTTATATGATCAAATAGCACAAGATGAGAAAACTGGAACTTTGAGATTTGATATGTTTGAAACATATCCAGTTAATATAATGGAAACACCACTTTCTTGGTCTGATACAAGACTTCTTGAATTGACCATAGTATTAAATTTTAAAGATTTTACTATAGTTGGTTCTGATGTAGAAAGAATTGAAGAATTTGGATTTTTTTAATTTTTAAAACGGAGATAAAATGTTACCTAAATTAAACCACCCCATTCATAATATTGAAGTGCCGTCACTAAAAAAGAAGAAAAACTTTAGACCTTTTTTAGTAAAAGAAGAAAAGATTCTTTTAATGGCAAAAGAATCTGACGATTCTAATGATATTTTAGTTGCAGTTAAACAAATTGTTAATAATTGTTCTCTAGATCCAGATTTTAATATTGATGATTTAGCATTGTTTGATTTAGAATATATATTTCTTCAATTAAGAGCAGTTTCAGTTGATGATATCTTAACTGTTTCGTATAGAGATAATCAGGATGAAAAAATATATGATTTTGATATAAAATTAAAAGATATAAAAATAGATATTCCTAAAGAAACAAAAAATGTTATAAAAATTACTGATGACATTGGAATGATTATGAAATACCCATCCACAAAACTATATGAAGATAAAGAATTTTTAAACGAAAAAGATGAACAATTATTTAAACTTATTGTAAGATGTGTAGATAAAATTTACAAAGGTGATGAAATTTATGATTTAAGAGATTATTCATCAAGTGAAATAGAAGATTTTCTTGAAAATTTGAGTGTGAAAGTTTTTGAACAGGTTCAAACATTTTTTGAAAATTGTCCAAAATTACACCATACAATAAAATATAAAAATTCTCTTGGAAATGAAAGGACTATAGAATTAAATTCTTTAAATGATTTTTTTACTTGGCGTTGAGTCATACTAATTTAGAAAATTACTACAATACAATTTTCTCAATGGCTCAACATCACAAATACAGTATATATGATTTGGAAAATTTGATTCCTTTTGAAAAAGATTTGTACATTAATATGCTATTAAATTATCTAGAAGAAGAAAAAAGAAATAGAGACCAAGAAAGTCTAAGTTAATGGCAGAAGAAGAAAATAATACAAATAATCAATCTACACAAATAATAACAGATAGAATTGATTCTTTGTCTTCAGAATTAAAAATATTATCACGGGTAATAGAATTTGATAAAAAAGTTACAGAAGAAAAATTAGAGAAAATAGAGTCTAATAATAATAACAATCTAAGAGAAGAATCAAAACAAAATTTTGAAAAATTATTACAAATAGTAACACCAACTATAAACAATTTAAATTCTTTTCTAAATGATAATGATCTAGAGCAAATAACAAAAAATCAAAATGAATTAGAAAATATATTAAAAAATATTGAAAAAAATATTAGTTTTATTGAAACTAATGCATCAAAACAACTTCAGAAACTTAGCTCTGATTCTGATAAAATAATAGACAAAATAAACAAATTATTTTTATTTTTAGAAAGAAAAAATAGAAAAGAAACAAAAGAAAAAAATAGAGATTCTGTTACATCAGATCCAGTAACAGGTAGCACCGTATCTGGACAAAGTGATACATTAGTTACTAATCAAGCAGACGGCACAAAAATAGAAAACAGAAGAAATAGAGATTCTGTTTTTAAAAGAGTAAGAAGATCAATTCTTGCCAATACTCTCGGTGGTTTGGCAATAGGTGGACTAGTCAGTTTACCATCAGCACTTGGAGTTGAAGGACCACCTCCAAATGTTGTACCACCAGCATCTTTGCCATCTAGAGCAATTGGAGGAGAAGTTGATAATAAGGGGATTACCAAAAAATATAAAGTTGGTGAAAGAGGACCAGAAATTTTTACTCCATATTCACCAACTACTACACCTGATGGTAAAAGAGTTAGTTATCTTGTTGGAGAAAATGGACGAGAAGTTCTTGCTCCAAAAGTACCTGGAAGGATAACACCAATCGATCCTTCGAAAACTGATAGTATTATTAATAGTGTTAATGCTACTGTTGCTTCCTCAACAACTGGTGAGTCTGTTAATGCTACTGTTCCTTCTTCAATAACTGGTGAGTCTGTTAATGCTACTGTTGCTTCTTTAACAACTGGTAGACCTGGTGATGCAGTTCCTGTTGATATGATGAAACAACCAAATCTATTGAATGGGTCTGAACAACAAAAAACAACACAAAATGAACTAATATT